GTCTAGGAGATGAATGAATATAATCAAAGAAAGCATATTTAACTTTTCTTTCTCTAATCGCAATTTTAATTGCATTGTCAATATCTTTAATTGTAAAATCTGGAATTTGCTTGAACAAGAGACCTGAGTCAAGTAACAATTTTCCGGCTTCAATTACTCTTTCTTCCTCTCCCTTTTCATATCTTCCATTTATAATATGTTCTTCATTTACCCCAGAAAGAAAAGCTAAACACATTGTCTGACATTCTTGAACATCTAATTCTGTTGTGATAAACAAAACATTTTCTTTCTCTCCTGTAAACTTCCATTCATTTAACTCTTTATCATAAATCTTTTCACAGCCAATAGAACAAGCATCTGCAATCATCATGCGGGACTTGCCATATCCGGACGGTGCTGACCTTAAATAAAGTTTTGACAATCTTGCCCCTCTATGAATTGTGTTTGTAATATTCCCGTATAAAGGATAACCAACTTCTGGAGTTCTTTTTAACTCCTCAATTAAATCCAAAACCCCAGTTCCAGCTCTTTCAAAATTCCCATCTTCGCCTTCTGCGTACCTGATTTTGACTTGTTCAACTTTGGCATCAACTTCTGCGGCAATGTCCATTAACTCCACAGAGTTCAACCATTCTTCCTGTGATTGCATTTGGTCAACACTTAAAGTGTCTGGGTCATACAAGTCATCAAGCCGCAAACCAAGTCCCGCATACTGACGAAGCAAGGTTAATTTTTTCATTTTGTTGTAATAGAAATCAAAAGCATCTGGATTTGCAATTCCTGTTAAAGCTTCTAAATAACTTGTTCCATTATTAGCTTCATACGTTCCATATTTTTTTGGGAATTGAGCCAGATAATCTTCTATTGTTTGAGTAGTAATTTTTTCTGCTCCAAGTTTATGCGTATTATAAATTGCCCCAAAAATTGTTCTATGAAAATCTTCTACAAAATCATCTTCACAAAACCTGTACTTTTCTTCCATATCTAATAATTCTGGCTTTAAAAATACAGTTCCAATAACTTGCATAACACTTGTTACATCATAATATCTTTTACTATTCATCAGAATCCTCCATTGAAAACAATCTTACCCTTTTATTCTTTTTTGGCTTCTCTATTGTAATATTTACCGGCTCAGAGAAACTGATTTCTTTTTTGCTTAATTCATGCGCAACCGCAATAGTGTAATAATAAGAATAAGCCTCTTGCCAAATATAAGGAACGATTCCAATTCCATTATAAGCCTTTTCTTTATCTCCACCTTTAATCTCATAAAAGTATTTTAAACATTTTAACATTCCAGAATATGTATAACCTTGAGAGTGATAATCCTGAATCTGAGCATTTGCTCTTGCAGGAACCCTTTCTTTCTTAAATAATAGACGAATATATGCTTTCAATTCTTCCAAATCTCTTTTCTCTTGCTCTGCGGCACTTATTGGTGGCTCGCAATTTGCTTCATCAAAGCAGCTTTTATGGCCATATCTGTTTCCAAATTTAACAAACTCTTCCTCATCTCTGTCAAACTCTTTTCCACAATATAAACATTTAACTTTATGGCTCATGTACAAATCACTCCTTTATACATATATTATAACATAAAATAAATAAAAAAACGAGTAAGAAAATCTTACTCGTTTGCTACTAACTCTTTTAAATCATCAATAATGATACTCATAGCTTCAACCTGACGAGAAGAACATTCTGTAAATTTTTTGCCTGCACCTAATGTTCTTTCAACAATTTCTGTAATTTTGATACTATTATTAGTATCTTCTGCTAAAAGTTGAGTTACAACATTTTGAAAATCATTCATTAATGTTTGATAATCCAATTTAGGAGCTTCTTCAACCTCATGTCGGGTTTCTGTCACATATCCTTCAATTTCAGCTTGCTTATCAATAGCTTTTACGATAGCCTCTTGCAGACTTTTATAAGAGAAATCAATTACTGGCTCAAGATATGGGAAACGAGAACCTGCATCAACTACTCCATCATTAGAGCGTGTAATTAATTTTCTTTCTCCTGTTTGAGGATCTAAATAAGCATAAGTGATAATGTCACACATTTTACGAATAATTTCATTTGTAGTTGTGGTTGGAGCTTGTTTAATTTTGACAAGATTTCCATCATTATCAGTAATTTCCTTTACGTGAGAGATAAAGATAATGCTATAACCTAGCATGGAAATTTCTCTAAAAGTATTAGAAAACTCGTCTTTAAACTGTGACCAACCGCCACCGTAAGGGATTTTGCCTAAAGCATCAACTCCATTATTATTGCACACATATTTTTCACAAAGTTTTGCGGCGACGTCTACAATGTCAACTGCAATAACTTTAAATCTTTCTTTGATTTCAGGTTTTTTCAATTCTCTAACAACAGCTTTAATATCAGACCATTTATTAATATCCATAACAAAAGCACCGCTTAAAGCCGAATAACCCTTTTCTGTTGCTAAAATTAATGCCCCAGCATCTCGACAGAACGTTGTTTTACCTACTTTTGCATCTCCGTACAAATAAATAATATATGAGGATAAATCTTTGCTAACAGTTGTTGGTTTAATATCTAATAAATTTAATGCCATTATTTCTCCTTTTTATTGTTTTTTCTTTTTTATCTAAATTATATATTGCAAAAGAAGGGAGTGCCTTAATGGTCACTCACACTTATTGATTAAAACGTAAATGTTCCACTGTTTTTAACAACTGTTGCTTGCGCTGGAATAGCTTTTTGCTCAGCCTGCTGTTTACGGTAATCTTCATCACGCTTCTTAATTTCAGCCAAATGAATATTTCGGTCCTGAATTTTCTGTTGTACTTCATCTTCTGTAAGAACACCCTCATCTCCATAGGAATATGGCTCTGCTGAAGCCCATGTAACCTCCCAATTACGAACTTTGCGATTGCGAGTTGTAACAAAAGCCTCACCAAAAGCAGACTGCTGAGTTACCTCAATTTTCTGAGTGACATTATTAATACGACCTTTAATAGCTGTGAATAGCGGCCCCTCGTTTAAAGCGTCTTCAAAATAATTCATTCCACCTTCACTATAAACTTGAAGATTTAATGGAAGCAAAGCTCCGCGAAAATCAAAAACTGCTGCTTCTAGTTCAACTCGTTCAGGATAATTTAATTCTTCATTCGCTTCAATATGGGTAGCTTTATTTACCAAAACGTCAAATTCAAATACGTTGCGATCATCTTCATCTGGGAGAATGTCAATAAAATTAATGAAACTTCCATCAACTCTTTTAACGGAAACAACATCACCTTTTGTTTCACTACCGTCACGATTATCAACAAATTCATTTAAACCGGCTTGAGCTTGGACAGAAATACGTTTACAACCATCTTTACCAGTGGAAATCCATGTCCATTCTGGATGGTCAAGAATTGCTTTTAAATCATTATAGGTACGATTTGTCTTTCCACTTGAATATGTTGGAGCCACATAAGTATAATTTACTTCAACTGTATTCATTCCAGCTTCATCTACGGCAATATTAATTTTGCCACGAATAAATGGGGTTCCTGGATGCTTAGAATTAGGACCAGTAACCTTTTCTTCTAAATCATGGCTATATAAATATCCTACAACTGTAATTTTATTGTTTGTTTTTTTCATATTTTCTCCTTTTTATTTTTCTATCCTTTTATACAACATTGGTCTAGCTTGAATCTTTTCTAAGTACCCATCAGATACCAATTTTTTTAATGAACCAGAAATTGTACGAGTGGGAAGCTTTAATCTAGCTGCTATTTCTTCAGCAGTTAAAATTTCATCTTTTTTAACGACATCACAGATTCTTTTTCCTTCCTCTGTCATTTCTTTTTTTGGAGCATAATACATTAATGCTTCATAAGCTTCCTCGCTCAACAATTCTTTATAATTTAAATCTAATTGAAATAGTTCATCAATTAGCTTTTTTAATTTCATTTATCCCTGAATATCTACTTCAATTTCAGCTTCACGCCCAGCATCTGTTAAGCGAACAAATTTAACAATTTTTGTTTTTCCGTCTTCTAACTCAACTGTATGTTCCACACGCTCAATCATAGGAACGATTCTTTTATCTTCATCTTTATTGTTCATAAAAGTGAAATTCAAAGTGCCATTAACACTTTTTACTCCAATACCCAAATCTTCTGCGATGTCGGCCGCTGTAAAGTCTTCTCCATCATGGTCTTTCAGATAATTGTAAATATTTACTGCGTTTTCTTTTTTTAATACTTTTTTCATTTTTATTTTCTCCTTCTTGGCCTTTCAAGGCTTCTTCTTTTTACTTAATAATTATACTAAATATTTTTTAAAAAAACAAGTTTAATATAATTTTTCTGACAGAATTTTTTGAACTAATTCGTCAACAGCGCACAAATCTTCCCAAGATAATGTTGTGGCTATCTTAAATATCTCAGCCGTCGCCTCTTTATCATCAGGATTTTTATTTAACTTTTCCTCATTCTCAACAATTCTTTTTGCACAAATCTCCAAAAAATTGTAGGGAACTTTATCACCCATATTTTCTTTCCTTTCCTTATTTACATATATATTATAATATAATTTTTTATTTTATACAATAATAAGAATTTAGAACATAGAAAGAAATTCTTCTTCACTAAGAATAGGGATTCCTAACTCTTTAGCAGTCTGCGTTTTCTTTGTTGTAGACTCTTTATCGTTGCAAATTAAATAGTCAGTTTTCTTTGAAACTGAACCAGTTACTTTTCCACCAAGAGTCTTAATGTAAGATTCAATTTCTGCACGTTTAAACTTAATCAATTTACCTGTAACACAAAAAGTCTTATTGTGTGCGGCGCTTACTTGGCTGAGTTCGTCATTAACCATTGAAGGAGCCAGCGGGTTCCCGCACTCCAAATATTTCTCCATAATCATGTCTGCTTCTGTATAATCAAATTTATAAATTGCATTACACATTTCAACTCCAAAGCCATGAATCATGTGAATATCTTTTGCATTTCTAAAATCTTCATAGGTATTATAGTGAGAAGCCAATTCTTCTGCAACTTTTCTTCCAATCAAAGGAATCCCAAGTGCTGTAATAAAAGAAGCTAAATCACATTTTTTGCTTGCTTCTATTGCATCTAAAATGTTTTGAACAGATTTAGCGCCGAAACCAGGTTTAGCAATCCAAAACATTTTATGTTTTTCCAATTCGTAAATATCTGAAATGGATTTAACCCAGCCCCAGTCCGTTAGTTTCTCTAAAGTTGCTTTAGATAATTTTTTAATATCCATGGCATTTCTTGAGCAATAATGATTTAAAACATTTGTTAGCTTTTGTGGGCACTTTTCATTAGGACAATACAAATGTTCACATTGTTCAGTTTCTTCTATTGTTAATTCTGCTCCACAAATAGGACACACTTTTGGTAATTCAATAGCATTTTCAGGATTGTCTTTTTTCTCTGCGGAAACTACCATAGGAATAATCATTTTAGCCTTAACTACGTTAATTGTTTGACCGATATAAGGAGTGCCTAAGACCTCTTCCATAACAGTTAAGTTATGAAGACTAGCACGGTTAACATCTGTTCCATCAATTTGAATAGTTTCAAACTCGGCTACTGGAGTTAATCTTCCAGTTCTACTTACCTCATAAGAAATTCCAGTTAAAGTTGTCGCAAAAGATTCATCTGCAAATTTCAGCGCAATGGAGTGTTTAGGGTGATGCCCAGTGGTTCCCGCGCGACTTGCTTCAACAATATTATCATAAGCAAAAACCATTCCATCAATAGGCAATCCATATTCTTCAGCATAGTCTTTTAATTTTGCGACATCTCTTTCAATTTTTGTTTCACTATTGTTTGTTACTGAAGTTGCATCCGCCCAAGCTGACACTGTTCCAGCATACCAATGAGAATCTTTCATATAAGGAACAATAGAGAAGCCATAAGTATCTCTAAGAGTATTTAATTTTTCTGTCATACATTCTGAAGGAATATTTTGACTTTCATCTAATCCTTCAATTACTCGCCAAGCATAAAAAGACAAACCTCGTCTACCTGACACTTCAGAATCTAAAAGTCTTAAAGAACCAGCAGCAAAACTTCTTGCATTTGTATAGTCTGGAAATTTTTCTAAGTTCTCTTTTGTTGTTAAAACTTCTCCATCAATAATTAAAGTTTTCTTATATGCGATATGATTAGGAATATTTTTAATCTGTCTTGCATTATGCAAAACATTCTCTCCCTCTGCCCCAGTTCCTCTTGTTGTGGCAGAAACCAGTTCGCCGTTTTCGTATCTTAAACTCATTGAGAGTCCATCAAGTTTTAAACTGATGAAATAATCTGATGTTCCCATCTTTTGAACAGCTTCTTGAATTGAAGTTGTTTTATCAAGAGAAAGCATTGGGTGGTCAAGTGTCTGTTTTGTTAACTCACTAACAGTTTCAAAAGGAATTGTTTGAGTTGGAGAATCAACTCTAATATATCCTGTTTGTTCTTCTAATTTTTTTAACTGGAAATAAAGTTTGTCATATTCCTCATCTGAAACAAGAGGAATCCCTCGCTCATAAAAATCATTATATCTTAACAGCATTTTTATAAGATTATCAATTTGAGTCATACTAATAACTTTCTCACTAATACCCATCATTTTATTCTCCTGTTCTTTTTAAACTTTCACTTACTACTGAATAAATTCCATATTCTTCACAATAAGGAGAAAACAAAGCTAAACGATGTTCTAAATAAATATCTTTTTCATCTTCAGATAACATCGCAAATCCCATACGTTCAGCTTTTTCAACAATATTAACAAGCACTTCTAAATCTTCTTTCATATCTTCAGGATACAAAAGAACGTCTAAATCATTAAACCAACCATCTTTGTCCTTAAAACTTTTAATCATTTTTCTAAAAGAATCAATTTCAGTAACTCGTGTATCAAATTTTTTATCAAGAGTAACAAAGGAAAAAATAGTTCCTTCGTCTGTTGTCAATTTAACCAATGCTTCATATTTTATATAAGGCTTTGCTTTCATTTATTTGTCCTCCCTAATTACATATATATTATATAATAATTTTTAAAAATAATAAATAAAAAGAAAGGGTAAGCATATGCTTACCCTCTTAAACTCTTACCACTGAAGTTACAATAGAACCATTGATAATTTTTACCCCTTGTGCAGTTTTAGAGCTGTGCGGCACCTCGTTGGCTGCAATTCCAATGCTGTTAGGTTTTCCGCAGATTAACAAATCGTCATCATCATTACAGAGAGTTGCGGCAGCTACTACTCCTTTATGAATAGCACTACCACGACCTCCTCGACCTTGAACGTTAATATCTTTTACATTAACTCTTTTTCCATGGCCATCTTCAGCAACTACAAAAACACTATCATCAGAGCTGCCAACAAGGCCCGCAGAAACTACATAGTCTCCTTCTTTAAGATTGATTCCTTTGACACCCATTCCAGTTTTTCCAATAGGATTTACTTCTGTTGTTTTAAAGCGTAAGCATAATCCATTGTGAGTAATCAAGATTGCGTCCTCATCATTGATAAAATCAACAGAAATTACAGAATCTCCATCTTTAAGTTTAAGAGCATTGATACCTTTCTTTCTATTCTTCACGCTTGAATACTCAGAAAGTAAAGATTTCTTAAACATACCATTCTTTGTGGTAAAGCAAATATATTCAGCTTTTTCTTCTTTTGTTAAACTTGTTACAGCTACAATAGTTTCATCTGCACCCATCTCAACAAAAGTTCCAATTCTAGCAATCTGATTTTCTGGCAAATCTCCTACATTAACCTGATACATTCTTCCCTTATTTGAAAAAGCTAAAAGTTTATCAACAGTATTCGTAGAAACTGTACTAACAACATTTCCTCCTGTTGTTTTTACTCCTTTACCTTTTCTTTTCTGAATTTTAATATTTTTCTTTGGAGTGCGTTTTACTGTTCCATTGTCATATAAAGACAATACACATTCTTCTGGGATATATACTTCTTCTTCTTTTGTTGAAGTTGAAATGTTAATAAGTTTTGTGCGGCGAGCATCTCCATATTTCTGCTTCATTTCTAAAACATTATTACTAATAACCGCATATCTTTCTTCTTGTGAATCCAACAATAGTTCACAATGTTTAACAGTTGCGTTCTTCTCTTCCAACTCTTTCAATAAATCATCTTTATCCATTTTGGTTAAGGAAGAAAGTTTCATATCCAAAATAGCCTTTACCTGCTCATCTGTTAATGTTGTAAAGTGGCCTTTAAGGCGCTGCGCCGCCTCCTTTTTGTCTGTTGAAGTTTTGATTAGCTCAATTACTGTATCAATATTATCAGATGCAATAACCAACCCTTCCAAAATATGTGCGCGGGAACCGGCTCGCTGCTTGTCATATTCTGTTGCTTTAATTAAAACATTGTCTTGATGATTAACATAAGCGTTAATTAAATCAAGCATAGAACAAAGTTTTGGAGTGCCATCAACAATGTAATTCATATTATAAGATAAAGTTGTTTGCAAATCAGTTAAAGAGAATAACTTATTTAAAGCTTTATCTACTGAAACACCTTTTGATACTTCAAAGATTAAACGGTTTACACCCACATTTGATTCATCTCTAAAGTCGTCAATATATTTTTCCAACTCATCAACGTTTTTAGAAATTTGCTCTTTAATTTTATTCCTATATGTTCTGTATGGAATGGAAGTGAAAATAATTTCATTTCCTTTAATTTCATAATCTCCACGTACTTTTAAAGAAACTCTTGAATGACCTGTTGTATATGCTTCTTTAACATCTCTTGTGTTAATAACCGTTCCGCCTAATGGAAAATCAGGGCCTGGCATGATTTCTAACAGTTCATCAATAGTCATATTCTTATTTTTCATATAAGCTACAATGGCATCGCACACTTCTGATAGATTGTGCGGCATAGAATTATGAGCCATTGAGACGCCGATAGCTTCCTTACCATTAACAATAGCATTAGGAAAAGATGAAGGTAAGAATACTGGTTCCATATATTCTCCATTATAAGTTTCTTTTAAAGGAACAACATTCTTTTTGAAACCATTCATCATAAGGTCTGCATAAATTGATGGGCGGGCATTGGTATATCGGCTTGCAGCTTCCATTCCATTTCCCTCTTGAGTTCCGAAGTTTCCTTCGCCATCAATCAAAGGATAGCGCATCAGATATTCTTGAGCCATTTTACACATAGCTCCATAACAAGCTGCGTCGCCATGGAAATAACTAGAGGCTAAAGTTGAACCAACGATACTGGCAGACTTTTTATATTTGCTTTTACTATTCATTTTTAAAACTTCTTCTGCCGTCCAAATCAGCTTTCGATGGACTGATAAGAGTCCATCTTCAGCATTTGGAATGGCGCGGTCTGTGAGCACCTCTTCGGCGTAAACAAGGAAGTTGTCTTTCGCTTCGTCTAAAATATCTACATTTGTAATATAATTTTCCATTCAATTCTCCTTACATAAAATTAAATCCAAGTTCTTTTGCGTTTTCATAAATATATTTCTTGCGAGGTTCAACCTTGCTACCTTCAAGAATTTCCAATAACTCTGTTGTCTTTTCAATATCAGAAATTGTAATTCTCTTATAACGCTGCTTTTCAAAACAAACTTCTTTCAGCACCTGTGGTGATATTTCCCCGAGGCCTTTGCAATGGGACACACTAGCCTTCACATGAGGGTGTTCATTTTTCCACTCGGTCATCTCTTTTTCAGTATAAATATACTCTTTTGTTTTATTATATTCAAGAATATATAACGGAGTAACTGCTCGATATAATTTTCCAGCTTCAACAAGAGGTCGCATATATGTATAAAAGAAAGTGATAAGAAGCAATTCAATAGCCATTCCATCAGAATCCTGGTCGGCGGTGATTACAATTTTATCAAACTGCATTTTGTTTACATCAAATGTTTCATTGAATCCCGCACCAATAACCCTAATAATATCTGAAATTTCCTGATTTGCTAAAAGTTTATCAATACTTTGTTTCAGAGGTGAAATTGGTTTTCCTCTTAACATATAGATTGCGTCAGTTTTAACATTTCTCGCTTCCAACGCGGAGC